CCATTACCACCTATTGAAGTGATAGTGTTTGAGTTAGTAGAACCGCTGCGGACGATTGTCTTTGCAAAAATTTGAACTATTCCGGCACCACCACCACCACCACCGGCACCTTGTTGTGCTCGCAGTGTACCATCACCACCACCAGATCCACCGCCACGACCTCCAGCCCCACCAACTAAGAGAGAAGCTCCGCGAAGAATATCAATCGTGTAGAATCGGATCTCACGAGGATTTGCAACTGTAGCTCCAGCTGCACCCGCACCACCGGCATTCGCTCCGGCATTTCCTGATCCACCAGATCCACTAGTTCCACCAGCGCCACCGTTTGCCGGAGTCTGTGCTGTAGCTGCGGCTGAAGAGGCACCAACTCCCACAACACCAGTCGCTCCGGCTGATCCAGCACCAGAACCACCAACGAATTGAGAAGCGAGCGCGGCACCAGCTGCACCTCCAGTTTGAGAAACTGCTGAAGTTCCATTATTTCCTGTCCAAGTAATTGCATCTGGACCAGCTGTCGATAAATCGAGAGTTCCTTTTACAAAAACTCGATATCCGTTGGTTACAATTTTTCCGCCAGGATTGATTGTTAGATTATTGTAGTAAACAGAACTTGTGAGCGACAAAACTCCAGACAATGTTAAGTCACCATCTGACCCATCTCCGTATGGCTCTACTGCATTCGTAGCCGCAGGTCCTACAAGACCACCATAAGACAGCGAAGCCCATGCTGTAACTCCGTCACCGATTTTGAATTGCATGGTGTCTAAATCAACTCCAATTTCACCTTCTGATAAAATCGGATTTGCCAAAGCCCATGCCGCAGTCGTGTCTCGTCGTAATTGAATCTGTGTTGCCATCTAAGCTCCTCCGCCATCGACTAAACTTAAAATTCCACCATAAATTGATGAAGCAACTCCGCCATCGATGTTAGTGACGTAAGTCGTGTTGCCTTGAATGCCTTGAATACCTTGTGGACCTTGTACGCCCTGAATTCCTTGCGGACCTTGAATGCCCTGTGGACCTTGAGGTCCAGTTGGTCCAGTTGGTCCTATCAAAGAAACACCGGATCCCCAAGCGCCAGAAATCTTTGGACCGAATAGAACTATGGTTGTCGTGTTTATGTAAAAATCGCCATCACTTCCAACCAATGAAGTTGGATCAATTGTTCCATTCAATAGCAAATGATTTGCAGGATCTATGAGAGACGATTCCAATCCATTTTCATCTTGTATGTAGATTTTTTTATCCGATTTTGGATAAACGTAGATGTAACCTGGATCTGGAGCACTTGGAACTAAACCAATTGCAATTTTTAATTTAGCCATTTTTTAACTCCAATTGAGAGAGTGAGTTGACTAAAACTTCACCTTCTCCGGTGATAGTAACCTGTTCGACAATTCTTTGAAAAGCATTTGAAAGTGAATTCTTTATGATAGCAAGACCGTCATCTAAGATTGATAACTCACCTTCAATTATTGCAGTCTCGAGCATGATTACTCCATTTGCATCGTCAATAATAACCGTCTGTCCAGACGATCCAACTAAATCAAATTTACCTGTTAGTGGATTTAGTTTGATGCTCACGAGTAACTCCAAGTATCTAGATCCTGCTTTGTTGAATCAGTGTAGTTGAGAGTTATCGTGCGAACTAGTGTTAGACCTTTGAAAAATTGAAAAACTTCTTGCGTAGAAGTTGGTCTTAAAACTTTTCCGTTGTCATAGTCAGAAGGAATTTTTGATGAAACGTCAGCGACTTCAATTGCAGGCTTGCCAGGACGAGTTGGTGACTCAACGAACTTCTGAAACTCGTAGTCTCTGACAGATCCTGAGTTGAGCATTCATCATCCTTTACCTTGAAGAATATCATTATTTTTGTCGGCCTCGTCGAAGTACCATGCGTACCATTTTTTTTGAGACTGAACGTATTGAATGTCGAAATATTTGAAGAACGTGTATTTTTCCACGTTGTTCTGTAGCATGCGAAGCCGCAACTCTTTTGGAGTCGCGGCCTCTATGAAGTTTGGAATTACATCCAACTCGCTACGAGCCTTCACATTATCCTAATTTTGCGATCAATGGAGACTTGGTGGCAATCGGTGCGTATTTTGTAGCGGCATCAATTTGCAAAGCTTTCGCTCCGAAAAGTTGATCGACAGCCACGCGTTTTGCAGTCGCGCCGTACTGATTCGCTGGTTGCTCAGAAGTTTGAGGTCCCAATTGGAATCCGTAAGCCAGTCCATATTTATTTGCTACGATGGCTTGACCAGTTGTCATACCATTATAAACAACCACTGGAAGGCCATGAACTCGTCCGATAACACCGCTTGCGATGTTGCCAGTGCCGTAATCTTGAGCGCGTGTGAATCGATCAATTTTCAACATTTGCTTCTCAAGGTCTGGACCGATCAAAAGAACGCTCTCGGACAATTGACCTTCATTGCCTGAAACGAACTCGCGCATGTCCAAGATATCGTCTTCAGTGATGGTGCCAAGAACACCAGCAACCAGACCAGCTCCGCCGATAAGAGACGAAAGCAAGTAAGCATCGAAGAATCGAGCTTGTGCTGCACCAGCGCGTTTTGCCAATTCCATTTCCCACATTACAGTCGATTGAATCGCATCGTTTGGATCGATGATGTAAGAGATGTATGGAGTTTGGTCCAAGTCCATTTTGTCGCCAGTTGCAACTACTACAGTCGCGTCACCAGCTGCACCGCTTGCGCGATTTACTGCTGTGAATGATCCGAGTTTAGGGAATGTGATTGACTTCATTCCTTTCACTGCGAATTGCGAAACGTCGTAGAAGTATGGAGCGAGCATTGCTGCGAACTTCAATTCCTTCTGAACGACTGCGCTGATGATGTCTTGTTTGGTCGACCCTACTTGGGTATTACCGTGAATTAAATCTGCCATTGTAACCTCCGTTTATTTTGTTTTTCTTAACAACTCTGCAAGTTCAGCATCCGAAAGTTCATGAAGCGCTTTTTGCTCTCCAGCTTTATTCGGATTCGTTGGCAAATTGTTTGGAGTGATAACTTCCTTTTTGAACAAGTAAGGATATTTTGTTTTCATTCCAGTAACAACCTTGTCAACATCTTGAGTGACGACCTCGCCCGTTTCTTCATCGACGTTTATTTCTGAAAAGTTTACGAGCTTCGTAAAGTCTTCAAATTCCATCGAGAGGCCGGATTCCTTCGCCTTCTCTTTGAGAGCACCTTTTACGTTCGATTGCACAATGCTTTTCTTCAAGGCCTGTGCATTCGCTCGCTCAGTTTCAAGCTCACTCTTATACTTCTCAGCAAGCTTTTGGTGTTCGCCAGACTTTTGCAAATTCTCTTGCTCAATCTGATCAAGTTTCGCTTTTAGCTGATTGAAGTTTTCTTGCAGCTTCTTTTTCTCTCCGAGAATTTTGTCTGCGTGTGCTTTTGGAACTGTTGTCTCGACTGGAGTCTCCACAGGAGTAGTCGTTTCGGTGGTCACGCCACTGGTCGTAACCGTTTGCTCTGTGCTCATTCTTACACCAACTTTCGTTTTTGTCTAGAGGCTTTACCTAAAGGTCCTGAGCATTCGCCTCAAACTACGCTCGACCATTTGAATCGCTCTCGTTTTCATCTGAGCAGTCAGGCCGATGAACGTCAATCCATTCTTGTCCATGTATTTTGCAAGCTGCTGATTGGTTAAACCTGGATCACCAATCGGTTTTCCTCGAAGTCCCATGTATTGTTGACGCTTTGAATCGTCTAGATCAATTACGACTTCTTTTCTCGATGTGTTCGACTTGTATCTGATGGCATTTACAAGTTGTCCTGTGAAAGTGATATTTGATTTTCTTGGACCGTAGCCCAGTCCAGTTTGATTTACCTCTGCAAGTTTTTTTCTGTACTTGATCCACGCTTTTGATAGTGGCGGAAATCTTGTGGTTCCCCATTGCGATGCTTTTGCATACGGATTTTCTTGAGCGCGAATTGATACTTGGTGCATTTTCACAAGCTCTTTTCCGATTGCGTCCATCGTTTCGTTCGAAGAAATTGCAGCGTCGATGGCCTTTTTTGCTCGCACCTTGATAGTATCGAATCCTTTTAATCTAATTCGGACCATGTTGCCCATAGTGCCAGTGCTCCAAATTCTTTTTATCAACGAACCATTTATAATTCTGACCTATTTTTTCTCTCGTTGCAGAGTCGTACCACACAAGCCACAACCTCCACGTGTCTCCGTACTGTGCAGAGTATACGCAAAAACAATATCTGTCTGGAAGTCTGTCGTCGAAATAGAAGGTGTTCTTTTTAAAATCATGAATCACGATCCCTCCACGCGTAAGTTTCTTAGCTCTCTTAGAGCGGCAAGAATATCTTCGCGTGTAATTTCAGGAGTTGAAACATTTTCCTGGTCCAGAAATTCAGATGCTTTCTTAAATCCACTCGACTGCACCTCTGCAATGTATCTAGACTTTAGTTTATCTAGGTCCTTCCCTGTCAGTCCAAGGAAGGAACGGCGGGGAAGCGGACCTTTTCCATATTGTCCAGTCATGTGGCCGTGAGCTTTTGGTGCCTGATCTCCAGCGATGCCAATATCAACGTAATTCCTGTTCGACTCAATCGGCTTTATCGCGTTCAACATATCGCCGAAAAGATCCAGAGTCACAGGCGACAGAGCTTTACCGACTCGGTCAGCGTATTTTTTTGTTAGCTTTTGGAACTTTTTTATCTCACCTTTCTCAACTCCATATCCAGATTGAGTGCGGTCGAGAATGATTTGAATGAGATCGTCAGCGATCGATTGCCTTAGATCCGGAGATTTTACTGGCACTCCGAACCATTTAACAAAATCAACGCGCAGAGAAACTTGTTCCTCTGTGGTCGTGTGTTTTACAGCGATGAGACTACTCGACCGTTTCGCCATCTAACCCGCCGTCTTCCATGTCATCTTGAGTGGCGCCTTCCATCATTTCATTTTCGGTTTTGGTTTTTTGCTCGACTTCGGTTTTGCTTTGCACGCCACTGATTGCCTCCATTCTTTTTTGCTTGTCTTCCATGATCTCTTCTTCGATTTCCATTTTCACTTGCTCCGCAGCTTCAACACTGATCCCGCGATCTTGTGCGATGGCCTCTGTCTGAGTGATCAAGTTTAGCGAGAGACGTTTTTCGATTGCTGAAACCTTTTCGATGTCGCTTGTTACCATCTCTGGTTTTATGTAATTAATTTCAAGTATCAAGTCATCAGGCAATTCAAAATCCAAAAGCTGCAACTCAGTTCCTAAATAATAATTGCTCCACTTTGTAATCAGTCGCAAAAGATCCTTCTCGGCTCGCTTCATGGTTCCGAAGTCTTCTTTTGTAGCTTCGAAAACATCCAGCATCGCAAGTAATTTCTCAACTCCTGAGGAATAGGTCTGCGCTTGTCCATTTACAGATACGGCGCGAGAGTCCATCCCACGTGACGATAAGAAAAGAGAGATCAATGTTTCTAAGAATTTCAAACTTCCATCGATGTCAGCATTGGGCGAGGCAAAACCGATCTCAGTTGGAATCGGATTATTTGGATCGATTGGCAATCTGATCAGCTTCGATGGACCGATGACGAGTGACTGAGGCATCAGCTCTGCGGAACCTTTCAGGTACCCAACCGCCCAGCCTTGCATTTTTACTACGTTGTAAATGTCAGACAAAACGCCGTTGAATTGAACAGAAAAATCTGTCAGCGCTCGCCCACCACGCACAAAAAACTCGGTCTCTTTTCCTTGAGCAACGTCCAGGTAAGGAAGCTCACCGATTGGATTTGGTTTTATCTCTGAGACAAACTCTCCTCGCCCATTCATGATGAAGTTGATTTGCTTTGTCCATACTAAGAAAAGAGTTTTTTCTAAAGTCTGTCTATAGTCATCGTAATCAGCAATGTCTGCGTTGTTGTTGTCACTTGACCTGTTCCGAGGTCTGAAAAAATACGATCTATCGAATGTTGAAATGATAATTGCATCAGCGATTTCTGGATCTGTTTCGTTTGGAATAACGTCTAGTTGGTGAGGCAATATCGTGCGAAGCTTTAACTTCCCACCATCTGGAACCACCAAGGCAAAAGCCTGGTCCATTAGTTTCAAGTATCCATTTGCTGATTTTAATTTACCATCGAGGCAATTCTCTTCGTAGAATCTTTTCATTGATTCATTTTGTTCGGCGTCAAGTCCTGTGAAGTTCCTCACTGGCATTTCGTTGTAAAGAGTTGATTGCTTATTCACAATCCGCTTTGCGATGTTGACCGAGTCAACGATTGGCATTTGCTGGATAGTTTCTTTTGAGAACTGACTTTCTAGGTACTGCAAAACATATTCGTTGCATCGGTCGTGATAGACTTCGAATTGTTTAAACGATTGAAATTTTCTGTCTTTATTTTCCCAAGATCCTATTTGATTCAGGATGCTGGTACGATATCCAATATCCATAAATTTTGCTGAAACGCCTGATAATTCTTCCATTTAATACGCTCCAATTTTGGTGATACCTTTGAGGTTGTTCTTGTAAACAATACTGTATCCAATTGCAGTAGTGCAATGCTGATATTCTGGATCATCGTTTTCAATGTAACTTCCATTGTCCTTTAACGAAGTTAAGCGCATGCCTTTGTCCAGCATCGTCGCGTCCTGGTAAACATAAAACCTCACCGCTCCAGCTGCATTCATGCAATATCCGTTGACGATGTTGTGTCTTGTCCTGACTGATGGATTTGCTCTCGGCACGTTGAAAGTAAATCGCATGAGCCTTCCGGTCGGTGTTTTATAATTTGCTAAGAATTTTTTGATGATGTCATAGTCACTCGAAAGGCTTCGCGTGTCCTTGTGCTCTCCAGTGGCGTCGCCGTAGACTTCATAAATCGTGTCGAAGTCTAGTAGCCCAAGGCCAGCGCATTCGTCCAAGGCTTGCGAAGTCCTGGCGCCGTGAATGGCCACGACCTTGAACCAGTGGTAAACATCGTTTATTTCCTGACCGAATACGACCGAGAGCGGTTTTCCTTTTCCAATGTTGAAGTCGAAAGTGATGATGATTGGATATTTTTCGTCGACGATGTACTTATACTTTCTAAACGAGAGGTCGGACCTGTATGCATGATAAATCACCTCTTGATTTATTTCCAACCACTCGCCGTGAAGCATTCGCCTTGCCATCTTGGGATCGAAGTCTTGCTGAAGTTGCTCGATGTACCAAGGCGGTAAGAACGGATTGTCTTTTGTAACCGAATAATAAACGTGCCTGGTTGGATGCTTTTGCTTTATGTTCGGCTCGATGAAGTATTGATACGCCCAATGAGATGGTGAGTCGGGATTAGTTGCAGAGATGATGAAGTTTTGTTTGATGTGAGGGAGACGGCCAACACGCATCTTTAATTCGTTGTAAAACTTGTCCTCTGCATTTTCTGTCAACTCCTCGATGCCCGCAGCTGAGAGTTCGATTGATCGGAGTTTAGAATATTTTTTATCCGCCCACGACCTTCCAATGATCTCTGATTTGAACAAAGGAAAATCAATACGACACTCTCGCTCATAAAGTTTGTAATGCTTCCCCTCGATTAGATATTGGTCGTCAAGATGCTCAACGATTTTAGTGTAGAGAGTGTCCCTCAAATCCGGCAACGCTCGCCGTCCGATCAACGCTCTCGCTCCAGGATGTTGAAGGCAATGTTTTACGAGAACGTGAGCCATGAGAATTGATTTGCTGGACCCGACAGATCCAGACAGCAAAAACTCATGAACGCCTTTTGATCCGGTGATCAAATCCAAGTGGTCAATTACATCGTCCTGCGATGGTATCAGCCTTGGATCAAACTCCGAAAAGGTTGGCGTTGAGGTTTGGAAGTTCATTCATTTTTCTTTTTCTTTTCTTCAGGCAAGATAGAGCCATCGGCAAGAACGCGAACATTTTTTGGCATGTATGCGATTGGAATGAACTTCATGTTTCCGTTTTCGGTATCGACAGGCTGAATTTTTTCAGTTTGACCAAGGTACTGCTTACCAAGCCAGATCAGCATGACAACATTTCCTTCCATCGCCTTCTCATACTGCTTTCGCCTTAGAGATACCCACCCAGCTCGACGCTTTTGGTCGTAGTACTCCGAGAAACGCATTTTCTTTTCTCTCTTGACTGCATTTTCAATCGTGTCTTCGGAGCAATTAAAGAAAGCTGCGATCTCTTTGAGAGTGCATTGAAGTGCCGCGAGCTTGTCGAAATGAGTCCAATCAATTACCTTTGTTGGTCTGGCCAATGAAACTCCGATGTTATTGGAAAATTATTCTAAAATCTAATTGTAACTTATGCCCGAGCGAAATTCCATCCGATGGCCTGAGACCTTTCCTTGTAACTAGACTTTCGATCAGTTTTGTTACTGGAAAAAACACGACCTTCGAATGCTTTTCAAAATTTATGATGTAACCGGCTTTGATTTTCGTGAGACCTGAGAATTTCTTCAGCTCTTTTACTTGATGTTGTTTGATCAGGCTTGGAACAAAAGTTCCCGATTGAGTTGATTTAACATCGCAAAAAATTGTGTTTTCTTTTGATCGATCCACCAGGACGAAGTCGAATGGAGACTTGATTCTGATAAAACTTTTCGCTCCAGTCGATTTGCACCCATCAGGCACTCGCATGATCTCAAGATTGGAGCGATACGCTTCATTTATAATTATCTGTTCAAATGTCTGTCCTGCACGTTTGGCTTTTCGACCACGGATCGAAGCCAGTTGACTCGCTCTGCTCATCATGAATGAATGATATGCAGTGATTTTAATTTAAGTCAATAGGATGATTTGAATGCCGATTAGACCTGACCAAAAGACGATTGATGAAATGAAGTCAACGAACCAACTATTTCGGGACTATTGCGAAGAACTTCTCTGCGATTTCAGCGAGTTGATGTCCAGGATTTACGGCGACAGCGGTGGACCAACTCAAGGATCTGTGAATATTGGATTCATTGGATTTTGTCTTGGTAACTTGAACGCCTGTGATGAAGGCTCACACTTTTTCCAGGCCATGGCTGAAGGTGAAGGATTGATCGAAGCTATTTCGACAAAGCACTGATGAAGAAACCACCCAACACAATCATTCCACCTCTCGTTGAGCGCAAGTGCCGGAACTGTACTGCTGTATTTAAGACCTTGCCAAAATCAAAACAACGAATATGCTCAAGAATTTGCGCCATGGAGTTTGGCGACAAAACGATTTCAAAACGAATGCGATATTTTGGAGATTAGATTATGAAATTTGAATGTGCTAACGACAAGCTTGTAAGTATCGACAGCCTTCTGATGTTACAAAATCCAAAGAACCCGAATATTCACACGAAGGCTCAGATTGATCGACTTGCAAAAATAATTGAATTTGCAGGACAGAGGTCTCCTATCGTTGTTAGCAATAGATCAGGGTTCATCATCAAAGGCCATGGTCGATTACTTGCTATGCACAGTCTTGGTTGGACCGAGGCAGCCGTTGATTATCAGGACTATGTTACTGAGGCTTCTGAGTATCAGGACATGGTTGCCGACAACGAAATTGCAAGATGGTCAGAGTTAGATCGAAGTAAATTCACTGACGATTTGCATGATATTGATTTTGGCGACATTGATTTATTTGGTATTCAGGATTTCTCGATGGATTTGCCAGCAGAGGAATTTGATCCAAGTGAATTGGATGAAGTTGAGCCAAAAGAGAAATGCCCTAATTGCGGTAAGGACATGTAATGTTTCTCGAGCGAGGTAATGTTGTAAGTTACGGAATTCCATATCAAGGAAGTAAAACTAAATTAATTGAGCACATCGCAAAGTTCTTCCCAAATGCAGATCATTTTTATGATCTATTTGGCGGTGGCTTTTCGGTAACGCATTACATGCTTGAGAACAGGCGAAAATCATATAAGCATTTTCATTACAACGAAATCAGAAAAGGACTATGTGATTTAGTTCGAGATGCTATTGATGGAAAGTACAGCTTTGAAGTTTTTAAGCCTGAGTGGATTTCTCGTGAGAGATTCATGCGTGATAAGGAATCAAACGCTTACATTAAAATCATTTGGTCATTCGGTAACAACGGTATAGACTATTTATTCGGTAAAGATATTGAGAATGAAAAACGTAGTATGCACCAGGCCGTGGTGTTCGATGAGTTTGATTCATTCATGGAGAAAACATTCTGTCTCACTAAGTGGCCAAATGATTTATCAATCACTGGGAATAGATTGTATCTAAAAAAATTGTGCAATCGAAGAATCGATCTCCAGCAACTCAAGCAACTCCAGCAACTCGAGCAACTCGAGCGACTCCAGCAACTCCAGCAACTCCAGC